GCGAGTTATCAAGCAGGATGCTTCCGGTCATACTGTCGCCATCGCTGTCAGTCGCTGTTACCGCAATTTTAAATGCAGCCTTACAATCGCCGTAATCCTTACTTTGTGGCGAAACCACAGGGGCAGTGTTCAGGATTCGGAGGGCGGGCCGCCACCCGTAGTAATAGTTGTAACCGTAGTGGTAATTGCTACCCCAGTAGCGCGCGCCGATGTAGCCACGGAGCGGCCTATAGTCAGAACCGTTTGAAGTTTCCGTCTCACTGCACCAACTGTAACATCCAGCCCAGTGCCAAAGTGCCCCATTCGCAGAAGTATAGTCGGCAGACGCTAAGTTAGTATCCAGATCTGCGGAGTTTGGCTTTGGCAGTCCGCTGATATTACCGAGACCTCCGATATAGCGATCCCACTGATTGGATGTATCCGAAGAGGACGTACCTCCCGTCAACATAAAGAGCTCATACTTTGCGCCGTCAATGGTGATGGTCTTTCCGCTGCCTTTTTTACCGCAGTATCCTAAAGCGTTGAGTCGGTCCCATGTAATATTTACAACCAAATTACGGTCGCAGATCAGGAGCCTGTCTGATCCGTCATTGACCTCGACCCATCTAAGCTTATATGCATCAGAGCTATCTGTGTTTCCAATCGTAATTGCAGTGCTGGTGCTGTTATTGTTATTGTAGATATTACCCGCGGAAGACTGTCCATCAGGGGTACTGTCAGGTCTCCACGGCTTAGTTGGATAAGGCTGCTTGCTTCCACCGCAGTAGAGCGTTCCAAGTTTGATGATATCGCCTGTAGCCATGCTTTCTCCTTTCCACTAAAAAAGACACTCCTAAGAGTGCCTCTTTCCAAATTTCCAATTTTTATCCTCTACCTTGACGTAGGGGTACTTAGCAAAAATTTTATTTGCAAGGTTGTAACTGTTGCTGTGCCTTGCGTGTCCGAGCCAGCTATTCACAGACTGTTGGACTGCCTTCTCATCGATTAAGCCTTCTTTGAGCTTTCTGTCCATTGCCTTGATCCGGCGCTTCATGGCGCGCTTGCTCTGATCTCGGACTAATTTATGGTCCGTGTAGATTTTAAAGCCTAAAGTGTTGATCCCCTGCCGGATCGGATAAATCTGTGTCTTCTGGTTAAACTTCAGATGCAGGCGATCCTGGACAAACTTCCTCATCTTAGCAAGGATTGCCTTGGCTGTCTGCTTGTCCCTGACGACGATTGTGATATCGTCCATATACCGGACGTACCATTTAAGCCCCAGATATCTCTTGCAGTATTGATCGACCTCGTTGAGATAGATGTTGGCAAAGTCCTGAGAGGTGACGTTTCCAAGCGGGATGCCCCGATCACCCTCCGGACTGCTGTCTACGATCATATCTAAGAGCCATAGAAAGTCAGCTTCCTGCTTCGGTATCTTTTTCCGGTAAATCCGTTTTAAGACATCCCGGTCGATCGAGTAGAAAAATTTCTTCACATCGGCCTTGATGATATAAGGATCATCGTACATATAAGCAGCTGTCCGCATCATGTGCTGGATCCGGTCTACTGCCTTATGCGTGCCTTTACCCTCAAGGCATGCGTAAGAGTCCTTGATAAAGACAGGCCTGTAAATTTCCTGCAGCACTAGATGCGTGGAAAACTGCACCAGCTTGTCTATGGTGTGAGGTGCATGCACCAGACGCGCTTTCGGCTCGTAAACGTAAAACTCGATGTATCGTCCAGGTCGCCACTTCTTTTCCTTAAGGGCTTTCCACAGCTTCGCCAGCCAGTACTCTTTTGCGCTGGCCAGACGGAAGGACCCAGTCTTATACTTTCTGGATCCCAGCTGAGTCTGCTTATAGGCTCTTTTTAAGTTGTCATAGTCATAAACCTGTTCATAAAATGTCGGCATAAAGGCATACTCTCCAGTCTTGGCTTTATGTCATTACTCTTGTGTTTACGCATTGCGAAGGATTACCGCTCCCCTATCTGACTTTTATCAGTCTGCCAGGCAAGCCGTAGCCGGCCTGGTCAATCGTGCTTATCACTCTGATACTCTCGATAGCGCGGGCCGCCACCCGTTGTTATTGTTGTAATTGTTGTGGTTATTGTTATTCCAGTTGCGCGCGCCGATGTAGCCACGGAGCGGCAGGCAAAACAGCAGTAACCCTATAGGTCCTATCTTAAGGACCGCATCAGCCCTCCGCAGATTCTTCCAAGCTCAGCAAGGCAGGACTGCAGATACCAGGCCTTTTTCTCTGTGATGTATTTCTGGTCTCGCGCCACATTGAAAAGTACCTTGAGATACTGGATCTCTGCGTCTATCCGTCTTAAGTACAGCATCTTCTCTTTCTGCATCGCTGTCTTATACAGCGCGCAGTTCCTCAGGATTCGGTAGTGGGCCTGTTTGATCTCCTGACACAGCGCAAATTTTTCTGCCTGCGGAAAATGCTTAAGCATCGGATAAATTATGGTATTGAGCAGTATCTCGGTCTTTTTCTGCAGTTTGAGCGTAAAATCATCCATTATCATGCACCTCACAGCCACTTATATTATCACACCCCCCCTTTAAATGTAAACTGCTCCGGAACCAAAAGATCCGGAGATCAGCTTGACATCGCTTGCGGCATCGATCGTGTCCACCATGATGCACTTGTAATCAGAGGAGTCGATCAGGCTCTGGATCCGGAGTTTGAAGACTGTCCTCGTGATGTCTCTGTGCAGGTGCCCGACCAGGTTAAGAGTCTGTTGATTGATCTGATCGGTGGCTGCATCAATCATGCTCTGCGCAGTTGACCGGGAGATCCAGGCAGTGCCGTCCACTGTGATGTTTACCGACGATGCACTGGCGATCGCCAGCACGATATCCTCGGTGATGCTGATCGGATATTTGCCGTCATATGCAGGGATTGTCTCCCCGGAGTCCGTTGCATAGGACGCGGCAAAGATGATACTGCCTTTGTCCGGATCTGCCGCATAGATCGCAGACTCTGTCCACTGATAGGCAGCAGTTGTTGCGGCTTTGTTGTCCACGTCTACCGTCAGATGGACTCCGGTGTCATCCGGAAGTGCAGAGACGGACCCAAAAGTAAAAGAGTCCATCTCCTTTTTTAGCGAGGTCAGCCCTGCAATATCAGCGGCTGTCAGCGTTCCGGATCCGATTTTAAAGCTGATAAGCTTAAGAGCAGTAGTGCCGGACATCACCTTTTCAAGCAGGGTTTCACCCGCGTTGGTTAGAATAAAATCTGAAAAAGCCATTTAGCCCTCCCTTCTGATGATCTGAGATCTGATGATCTTCGTTTGCCTGATCATCCCGAGTCCGATAAAGCGGTCTTCTCTCATGAGGTCATAGCGATACACTTTTCTGAGGTGCGATCTGCAGTTCTTTGCGTCCTCTAAAGCGGTGTCAAAGGTGCCGATGTCTGCATCCGCTGCGGACTTAGGCACCCGGATGTCAAACTCATAAGGCTTTGCCGTGGGGTCATTTAGGTCCTTATACTCAACTACTCTTGTTCCGATACCGAAGATGGTCCTGGCAAGATCCTCTACCGTCCACTTTGTGCCAGCTCGCATGTACCAGAGCAGGCTGCTTTTGATTAACTCCCGCTTCTTCTGGGTCTCATACGTCTGGTCATAATGCTGCGTCCGAAGCTCTATAGCTAAAGCGTCCAGTACATCATCACTTGCATTGTCAATCGCAGGATAGATCAGGTCATACTGCATCAGATCCATGATCTTGTCCGTCTGGACTTTGAGTGCATACGAAAAAGCCTTGACTGCTGGTTCAGATTGTAAAGCTGGCGGGATAATGTCCGTTACCTGCAGGTCCTTTGTCTTAACCATTTACGATCCCTCCGTAGTTGACTGTGATCGAGTCTGCCACTGCCACAGCGGTCTTGTCGATCTGCGTGATTGTTGGCGACGTGACAGTGCACTGCACAGCCCCAACATCTCTTAAGAGCGCTGTCAGCTCTGACGGATCAATTGGTCGTCCGATCTGGGAGCACTGCCATGTCTGGTACTGCTCCACCGCATCTGCTACATCGTCTTGGATCGTCTCAGCAGCCTTTTCATCACTCTTTGCGATGTGATAAGTTAAAACAATATTGTAATTCGTGATGGCCGGATCCTTGACATAGACCGTATCCGTCAGCGGCCTGCTGTCGTCCGCAGACAGACTGTCATAGATCTGCTGCTTGATCTCATCACTTAAGAGCTGTCCGTCCTCTCCAATTACGTAGATGTCAACCTCTCCTGGGGTAGGTGAGAGCACCTGAGCGTCCTTGACAGCGCTGGAAAAGGCCAGAGCCTTTGTCCTGTACGCGTAGGTCGGGCCAGTTGTCGTATAAGTCAAAGGCGCATCATAAATTCGCTGTCTCAGATCATCATCGTCTTCGGCATCAGCTCCGCCGCTTGAGACATCGAGGTTCATCACGTCATCAACCCCGTCAATCTCATCGATCATCTCATTGATCTCGCCCGGCTGAAAGTCATTTCCGATCGCTCCGGGAGTTTCACAGGTGGCTGTCACCTTTGCAATTCTCGAGGAATTCTGCCCGCCGATTGCGGCGGTGCTGGTGATTGCAGAGAGATTAGGGATGGTCAGCTCAGTCTCTGTCAGAGCGTTTTCTGCCGCCCCGTTTCCAACTTCCCCGGGCTCATCGGCTGCAGTGTCAATTGATATTGAGGTCTCTCCTGCTGCCAGCGTGGACTGTGTCGTAGCCTTGAAGATATAGACTCCATCAGAAGATGTGAACTCGGTACCCGCAGGAATCACAATATCGGATCCATAAGCAGAGCTCAGCGTGATTGTGACCGTTGAGCTTGCATAAGTCGCGGCTTCGATCACTGCCTCCTG